ATGCTCTGGCTTGAATATCTTGTTTGGCTTTTGTGTTTGAGAATGTTTAGTCAAAAAAAAGCACCTACGTTTGTAAGTGCTTTGATGTAATCTTTGATTTTAAAAGAAAGGCATCCCTGAGCGCTTGGTCGTTTCTAAATTCTCTTCGATGATGTCAGCTATCAGCATTCTATCTTCTGGTCCTAGGTAAAATGCTTCTTCAAAAGTCAATCCACCCCGCATATACCAACACATCTTGGTTAGTTCACTCTTAAACTGTTTGTATTGTCCTTCAAGGGTTTCAACTTCTTTGAGAATTTCAGGGAGAGTTAACGCTAAAACCCTCATCCGAAAAAATTGGATTGGTCAAACGTCACTGGAATCTTATAAGTCTCTGGAACACCTTTCTCAATCTCTTCTGGGGTAGCATCTATTAGCATAGGCTTAATTGAAAACTTCTCACGCTCTGCTTCTAAGTGTTCTGTGATAGCTTTGAACATGTCTTTGTCAGCATTCTTGGTGAATTCTTTGATATGGTCTGTATTTGTAACCACGGTGTCTGACAAATGAATAGCTGCAATGCTTTTTTCTAGTGTACCAACAGTCATTTCAGTCAACTTCTTAAAGCTCTGGTTGAAAGCAGCTAACTTATCAGCTTCGTCCATCTCTTCGTCATTAACAACTTTGAAAATACGCTGTTCTTCAAAGGTCCTAATGCTGGTTTCGGTAAACTCTCGGTAGTTTAGCGGGCGCAGTTCAAAAGTCATATCACCAAACGGTACGACGTTGTTGTATTCAGAAGCAATCAGATGGTCTAGTAATGTTCTTAGATCAACTTCGAACGACTTTTCCTCGCCAGTTACTGGAACTTTGATGTCTATGTCCATCTTCTCGCCATACGTTGCGATACGAATAGCAATTAGAATAGCATCAACGTCTAGACTGGGGATCTTCCAAGCATCCTTGATATTAGGCATGCAACTTTCAATTACTGCTACTGTTGCCTCGCCGTTTAGTAGAGCATCTGGTGTTTTCATAGTAAGCTCGTCTCGAGCTGTCATTGAATACACCGGGTATTCACCGTTTTCTGTTAGATCTAACGCTCCTTGAGGGTAAAATTTGCCCTGACTTGGTAGCGAAACGAATATTTTAGGCTGTCTAAAGTATTTTTGTAGTGGATTAGCACCTTGTGATGATGCTGTAAAGTCTGCCATGTATTTCTCCTGATAAATATATTACAAGTATATATCTTATCTATTTATGTACATATATAACTAGGAATCTAAGTAGTGGCAGACCAAGTCAATATAGAAAACGTAGGCGGTGATCAGGGCATAGCAAGTGAAGTAACACTTCAACGTCTTTTGGTTACAATGGAGTTGTTGGCAAACAAAACGGGCGCTGACAGTACCATCGCCATTAAAAAGGCTAAAGAACAATATAAGAAATCAATTAGAGACTTAGATAAGCAGACCAAAGAGTCTACTAAAACACAAGAAGAGTCAACCAAAACCCGCAAAAAAGCAAAAAAGAGTGTAGACGAGTTTGCAGAAAGCATTGATGACGTTACAGAAACGTTTCTAGGGCAACTTGTAGGCAGTACACTTAAACTAGGCGAAGCATTAGTATCAGACGGCAAATCATTAACTGACTTTGCAGAAAATTTACCGGTAATCGGTAGCTATCTCAAAGTATTTTCACAATTTATCGATACAACCATTGACACGTTCAGGACTTTGTCTTCAGTGGGTGCAGGATTTGGTAATGACTTAACAATGTTAAGGACTCAAGCAGCAGAAGCTGGTCTAACATTGTCAGAGTTTGGCGCCTTGATATCATCTAATGCAGAAACATTGCGTTTCTTGGGCGGAACCGTAAGTCAAGGTGTGAATAGCTTCATGGCTCTTAACAAAGTGTTCAAACAAACAGGTAATTTCGATTCTTTGGCACGCTTAGGCTTTTCAGTTGAAGAAATTAACGAAGGTCTCCTTGGATATGTTGAATTGCAGGGTAGGTTGGGAAGAATACAGCGTATGGATACCCAACAACAAAGCGAAGGTGCCGCTGCATACCTCAAACAACTTGACTTGTTGGCTAAGGCCACAGGTAGATCTCGCAAAGAGATAGAAGAAACAATGAAGGGGCAGGCCACTGACGCTGCATTCCGACAGTTAGAAAAGAACTTCAAAGCAGGCAGCCAGGAATTAGAAAACTTTAGAGCAAGCATGACGCTAATAGACAGCCTGCCAGCAGAACTTGCTACAGGTTTTAGAGATCTAGCAGACGGTGTTGCACAAACTGCAGAAGGCCAACGCCTTCTTGCAGCCGCTGGACCAGAAGTACAAGAAGCAATGATGGCTGTTGCCAAAGGTGCTGATCCTCAAATTCTTATCAACTCATTCAAGAATGCAGGAACAAACTTGGAAGAGTTTGCTGATGGCTTTGGTGCAGAAGGTATTGCATCATTGAGAGAAAGCCAACCTGTGCTAGCAGCACTGCTCGATCAAGCTACTCAACTGCAAAAAGCAGGTGACCTAAACTTAGACCAGCTGAGAAAAGAACAGGCAATGGCTGACAAAGAGTCAGCATCACTGCTACAGTTTGAAAACAGCATTAGGGACTTGAGAGAGTCAATACAAACGGCGTTAATAAGAACCGGCGTGCTTGATACGTTGACTCAAGGCTTTGCCGGACTAGCTGACATTGTAGATTCAATACCTAAAGATGCTATCACAGGGTTCTTTGACTCGCTAAAGTCTACTGTTAAGGACTGGGTTGAATGGACTGACGGCTCCGGTGCAGGCATGATCGTGGGTGCTATTGTTGCTGCAATAGGCGCCGCCGCGGTTGTTGCTATTCCTAGGATAATAACAAAAGGTCTAGGTGCTATGCTCGGCGGTGGCCTGGGAATGTTTGGATTCGGCGGTGACGATGACGACGACGATAAGAAAAAGAAAGGCCGCGGCCGCAGCCGAGGAGGCAAAGGAGGATTGCTTGCTGGGTTAGGAGCAGGAGCTGGCAGACTTATCTCTGGGTTAGCTGCTGGGTTTAAAATGGCAGGCAGGGCTTCCGTGGCTATTGTCAAAGGTGCATCAGCAATTGCGATAGCTATTGGTGTTATAGGCGGAGCAATTGCAGGTGTAGCTTGGCTAACAGGCAAGGCATTACCTACATTTACTGAAGGACTGTCAGGGTTCGGTGAACTAGACGGTGATGCACTAATCGATTCTGCAAAAGGTATCGCAGCATTTGGTGCAGCGATGGCCGCGTTCGGCGCAGGCAGCTTGATAGGCAGCGTAAGTTCTGGTGTTGGAGCAATTGCCGACGGTCTGGCAGGGCTTACTGGCAATTCGATGATGGACAGGCTAAAAGAATTTGGCTCTCACAAAATAAATCAAAGCAACGTGCTAAACAACGCAGCGGCACTCAAAGCATTTGGTGAAGCTCTAGGCAGTGTGCCAGCAATAGGTCCAAGTGCTGGATCATTCGTTGAGGGACTGTCGTCACTGTTTGGTACTTCTACTATAGAAAGACTAGAAGAATTCAGCGAAGCAAAAATAAAATCAGACGCAGTAATCAAGAATGCAAAAGCAATGGCAATGTTTGGCAAAGCATTTCAGTCGCTTGCTCAAGCAGACATCAGCGGTGTAGACATTGACTTCGGTGTTATTTCAGGAATAGAAAATCTAAGTGAGATAAACGGAAGCAGACTTTCTGAGACTGCTATAGGAATGAAAGACATTGCAGAGATACGCGGCTTCGAATCCAAAATGACCTCACTCAAGGGACTTGATGCTGGTGAAGTTGAGAACTATACAGACGCATTAAAAGAACTTGTAGAGACCCTACAAGAACTAAATGACGCCATGGCGGGGGACAGAGGACTGCTTGCATCTACGCCAGACACTACTGCCGGCGACGTAGTTACTCAATTAAAAGATCAATTTGGTAAAACTGACGTAAATAGTGGTAACATGCTAAGAATTCTTCAAGAAATTAGAGATATCAACAGAAGAACCTTAGAAGCAGTTAGAAAGAATTCAAACACGTTATATTAAAGGTCCAAGGACCAAAGGAATAAATTTATATGTCATGGCGTAAACACTTTACTCCCGTACCAACAGGAAGTAACAGCACAGGAAGTTTTTCACCTCTAGGGGGCAGCAATGGCATGATGCCAGGACCTGCTACAAAGAACTATAATTCTTACCTTCCAGATGTGTACACAGGGTCACCAAACCGTATTGAACGATACAATCAATACAACACTATGGACCAAGACTCAGAAGTAAATGCGGCGCTTGACATCCTTGCTGAATTCTGCACCCAAGAGAACAAGCAGAACGGTACTACATTTTACATTGACTTTAACCAACAAGCAAGCACTTCTGAAACAACTGTTCTGCAGAAATATCTACAGCAATGGTACAAGCTCAACAAGTTCGAAACAAGAATGTTTCGTATTGTAAGAAACACATTCAAGTACGGTGATCAAATCTTTGTACGTGATCCTGAGACTAAGAAAATGTATCACGTGGATCCAGGCAACCTTACAAAAATTATCGTGAACGAGAGTGAAGGCAAGCTGCCTGAGCAATACGTCATAAAAGATTTTAACATTAGCTTCAAACATCTAGTAGCAACTACACCGTACCCGGCACAGGGTCAAGTTGGTGATCATGCAACTTCGTATACCAAAGGCGGAAGCGGCCAGGGGTACTTAGCAGGTCAGTATCCTAGCAACGCTACTACAAGGTTCTCATTAGACCAAGAAGAAGTTGCAGTATCTGCTGAGAATGTGGTCCACTTGTCAATGAGCGAAGGCTTAGACGTTAACTACCCATTTGGCAACAGCTTGCTCGAAACTATTTTCAAAGTATACAAGCAAAAAGAATTACTTGAAGATGCTATTATCATCTATCGTGTGCAACGTGCACCAGAACGTCGTGTGTTCTATGTTGACGTAGGTAACATGCCTAGTCACCTTGCGATGCAGTTTGTTGAGCGAGTTAAGACAGAGATACACCAAAGACGCATACCAAGCAGAACAGGCGGCGGCCAGAACGTAATCGATTCAACCTACAATCCACTTTCAATTAACGAAGACTACTTCTTCCCGCAGACAGCAGAAGGCCGTGGTTCTAAGGTTGAAACACTACCAGGCGGTACCAACCTTGGTGAGATCGATGACCTGCGTTACTTCACTAACAAAATGGTTAGGGCTCTGCGTATTCCTAGTTCGTACCTTCCAACAGGTGCTGAGGATTCGAGTTCACAGTACAACGACGGTCGAGTAGGTACTGCTTACATTCAAGAGCTTCGTTTCAATACTTACTGTGAACGTTTACAAGGACTGTTGGTAGAAGACTTTGACACAGAGTTCAAATGTTATCTCTTAGAGAAAGGCGTAAACATTGATACGTCAATGTTTGATTTGAAGTTCCAGCCACCACAGAACTTCGCTGCATATCGTCAAAGTGAAATCGACAACGCTCGTATTCCTACGTTTACACAGATGACCGAAGTGCCGTTTATATCAAATCGCTTTGCACTCAAACGCTTCTTGGGTCTTACTGAAGAAGAGATTGCAGAAAACGAACGTCTCTGGAAGGAAGAGAACGAAGACGACTTTGAAACAGAAGGCGGCGACGCTGCTGATGAAATGCGCGGTGGCGGCATCACAGGCGGCGGCATTGACGACGACCTTGGCGGTCTAGAAGACGAAGTTGAAGGTGGTGACGGTGAGTTTGCTGGTGATGGTGAAGGACCTACTTCAACCACAGACGAGCAACCATCTGGCGGCGATGCCGATATAGACTTATAAGAATAAATACTACTATGATACTAAGAGAACTTTTCTACTTTGACAAAGACACAGTAGAGCCTGAGACCGATAACAGTTACGAGCCGGAGCACGATAAGACTCCGGCTAAGCCGTCTGACACAAGAAAGACACGACTAACACTTGGTCAACTTAACCGCATAAGAAAATCAAACGAGTATCACAACCAACAGAAAGAAAAAGATCTAGAACACGTTAGACAGATGTACGGAGCGCCTCCGGCAGAAGAAGGACTATAAATGAAGGTGGCCTTTGTTTTGGGCAACGGAACTAGCCGATCATTTATTACAATACCGGAACTCAAAGATCTCGGCACAGTCTACGCTTGTAATGCAGTGTTTCGAAACGACTCCCCTGATCACCTAATTGCTGTAGACGCAAGGATGGTGCTCGAAATAACCAGATCTGGTTATCACTTAAACAACAAAGTATGGACAAATAAAAAGAAGAGTACATCAAGTTTTTCTGATGTAAGTTTTGTTGACGAACCTAATGGATGGAGCTCTGGTCCAACTGCACTTTGGTTAGCGGCGGCACACAGTTACGATAAGATTTACATACTTGGATTTGATTACAGCGGAGTTGACGACGGTACAAAGATCAACAATGTATTTGCAGGGACACCCAACTACAAAAGCAAGAATAGCAAAGCAACTTACTTCGGCAACTGGCTTAGCCAAACTGAAAAAACTATAAAGAATTTTCCAAATACTCAGTTTATACGAATTATCCAGCCTGATAATTATTGTCCTCCTGGGCTAAATAGTTTTGAGAACTTTAATACTATTACAGTATCAGACTTCTTTAAACACACAGAATTCCACTCATAACTCAAAATGGCTCATTTTGAGTGTCTTTATATGCTGTTTTTATCATTGTTGTTAAATACAAATGACAGCCTTACCATAGGTAAATTTTATTAACAGGAGATACAAACATGGCAGATCTAAGCAAATTTGAACAAATGCTAGAGCGGCTCATTAATGAAGACCGTGACGGCGCACAAGAATTATTCCACGACATCGTTGTAGAAAAATCTCGTAGCATTTACGAATCACTTCTTGAGAGCGATAAAGAAGAAGACGAAGACGAAGACGAAGACGTTGAAGAAGCAGCTGAAGACGAAGACGAAGATGATGTAAGTGAATCTGAAGAATCAGACGAAGATGAAGATGACATGGACGAAGGTTTCAACCTAGACGAGTTCGAAGTTGAAGGCGACGACGACATGATGGGCGGCGACGCAACTGACGACATGATCGGTGACCTAGGCTCAGAAGACGGCGAAGGCGACGAGATTGACTTTGACATGGCCGGCGGCGAAGAAGGTGAAGGCGACATGGAAGACCGTGTAGTTGACCTTGAAGACGCACTTGACGACCTAAAAGCTGAGTTCGACAAAATGATGGGCGGCGAAGACGACATGGGCATGATGCCAGGTGACGACGACGACGAACAGGAATACGACGACGAAGACGAAGAAGGCGAAGAAGAGGAAGAAAGTTTCCAATTCGAAGCAAAGAAAGACGACAAGAAAGACGCAAAGAAAGACGACAAGAAAGACGCAAAGAAAAAGAATGCTAACGAAGAAATGCGTGAGTACGTCGAAAAGGTTCAGGGCGGCGAGCTTGGCTCAAAGACTAGTGGCGACAACGGCACTAACACTAAGTCAACAGTAGCAAGTCCAAACAAAATGGGTGACGGCACTACAGACAACATCGTGCGCGATGACGAAGAAAGTGGCGGTGACCATGCTGGTCTAGGCGATCTAAACGCTAAAGACCATGACGCTGGCAACGTTAACAAGCCAGGTGGCAAAGCATCTAAGTCGATGAAGACTCAGTCAAAAGGCCACGGTGCTGAGAAAAAGGGATCAGGCGACAACGGAGTTAACTCTAAGTCACCACTCGGCAGCAAGAAGTAAAAGGGACATTTGAATGAGAACTTTACAAGAGAATTTGACATTCGACCAAGCTGGAATGGTCATTGAGTCTGCTGAGAACGCTACGGGCGGCAAGGACCTTTATATGAAAGGTGTTTGTATTCAAGGCGGTGTACGCAATGCTAACCAGCGTGTGTATCCTGTAAATGAAATTGGCAGGGCTGTCAAAACTCTCAATGATCAAATCACAGGAGGTTATTCAGTTCTCGGTGAAGTTGATCATCCAGAGGGTCTCAACATTAACCTAGACCGTGTAAGCCATATGATCACAGAAATGTGGATGGATGGACCAAACGGCTACGGCAAGATGAAAATATTACCGACTCCTATGGGGAACCTAGTAAAGACGATGCTTGAAGCAGGCGTTAAGCTAGGTGTCTCTTCTAGGGGCTCGGGTAACGTATCAGAAGATGGTAATGGCGAAGTGTCTGACTTTGAAATCATTACCGTCGACTGTGTCGCTCAACCAAGCGCGCCAGGTGCGTATCCAACCGCTATTTATGAACACATGATGAACACTAGAGGCGGAATGAAAGCGTATGAGCTAGCGGAAGCGGCAAAGTATGATCCAAAGGCACAGAAATATCTTAAAGAGAGCTTATTAACCATAATAAGCGGGCTCCGATAAGCGAGGAGAAAAACATGTTGGATGCATTAAAATCACTCTTCGAAAGCACAGCAATTTCGGAAGAAGTAAAAGCAGAACTACAAGAAGCTTGGGAAACGAAAGTTAGAGAAAATCGTCAACAAGTTACTGCTGAGCTTCGTGAAGAATTTGCCCAAAAGTATGAGCATGACAAGCAGACAATGGTGGAAGCTATTGATCAGATGCTCAGCGAAAGACTAGCTGAAGAAATTCAAGAGTTTGCAGACGATCGCAAGCAACTTGCAGAGGCCAAAGCAAAGTACTCAATGGCTATGCGTGAAAACGCAAAGACACTAAAGAGCTTTGTAATGGAGCAGCTAAAGTCTGAAGTGGCAGAACTACACGAAGACAAGAAGGCGCAGGCAGAGAAATTTGCTAAGCTGGAAGAATTTGTAGTTGACGCTCTTGCACATGAGATTGCAGAGTTTTACGAAGACAAGAAAGACCTATCAGAGACTAAGGTTCGCCTAGTACGCGAGGCTAAGGTACACTTTGGTAAGGTTAAGAAAGACTTCATTGAAAGAAGTGCTAAAGCAGTATCTGAAACAGTTGACGGAGCCCTACGCGGTGAAATCGGCCAGTTGAAAGAAGATATTGAAGAAGCACGTCGTAACGACTTCGGTCGCAAGGTGTTTGAAGCATTTGCTTCTGAGTATTCAAACAGCTACTTAAATGAAAAAGGCGAAACAGTTAAGTTGATGAAACTTATCAATTCGCAGAAGAAGCAAATCGAAGAAGCTAAAAAGGTTGCTACTAAAGCAAATACTTTAGTGGAATCACAGCAGAAGCAATATAAAAAGCTTCAAGAATCTACACGCAGAAAAGAGATCATGTCTAATCTAGTTGCTCCTTTGAACAGGGATCAAAAAGAAATCATGTCTGATTTACTTGAAGGCGTGCAAACAGATAGACTTCGAGTGTCGTTTGACAAGTATCTACCTAGTGTAATTGATGGAAACAAGAGAGTTCCACAAGGTCGCAAAGCAGTACTGTCAGAAGGCAAAGAAGTAACAGGCAACAAAGCAACAACACAAAATGACACAGCTAAAGCAGACGATTCAAATGTACTTGAGTTACGCCGTCTCGCTGGACTGAAATAAGGAGAATATGATGTCAGAACTATTAGAATCACGCTGGCAGGATACCAAAACTGCTCTTCTTGAAGGCCTTGACGGTAACAAGAAGTCTGTAATGGCAGCCACGCTAGAAAACACTAAGAAGCACTTGCAAGAGAGTGCAACAGCAGGCGCAACTTCAGCTGGTAACGTAGCTACACTAAACCGTGTAATCCTACCTGTTATCAGACGTGTAATGCCTACAGTAATTGCTAACGAGCTAGTTGGTGTTCAGCCAATGACAGGCCCAGTTGGTCAGATCCATACACTTCGTGTACGTTACGCT